TGTCAATGAATATACCCGCCCCGTTCCAACGGTTGACGCTACTTTTTCCGACTTCAACAAAGAACAAATCGAATACCCACCAATAGAGCCCTCGCTTGCACGCAAGATCAATACAATTGTATCTCGCCTTCTCAACGCCAAGCCTTTCAAACCGCTCCACTGGATTGACACTTTCTTCACGAAACTCCCCCTCGTTACCGGCGCCTCTTACTTCTATCGTTACTCTTACGACCAAAGAATTCACGCCTCCTTCTCTCACCCCGAAGAATACGCTGACAAATCTACCTCCAATGGTTATTTTTTCAACTCCTTCTCCGAATACGCAAGAACTGTCGTACACCGAATTAAACAATTCGCTCTCCCATTCGATCCAACAAACCTCTCCCCCCCTGAAATTCTTGAACATACCAAAATATTTATTCTTGAACACTCAACAATGCTCTTCACACGCTCACAGATCTCAAAAATCATCGGCCCTTTCAAAGTCCGACCCGTCTACGCAGTTGATCGTCTCTTCATCCAACTTGAAGCTATGATAACAACTCCTCTTCACATGATGGCTCGCTCGCTTGACTCCGCAATGATGTACTCAATTGAAACTGTCCGCGGCGGCTGCGCCTATATTGACATTCTCGCGAAGCACTACACTTCGTACCTATGTCTTGACTGGTCTACTTTTGACCAACGCATGCCCTGGATAATTGTCGACTGCTTCTTCACGCTGTTCCTTCCCTCGTTAATCATCATCTCCGATGGCTACGCATCAACAGCCGAATACCCCTCCTATCCGGATTTAACTCCTGATAAACTTGGTCTCAGAATCTTCAACATCCTTTCCTTCCTTCGCATTTGGTATTACAACATGGTTTTCGTCCTCGCTGACGGTCACTCTTATGTTCGACGCTTTTGTGGCATCGCTTCCGGCATGCTCAATACGCAATACCTCGACTCCTACTGCAACTTATTCTTAATGATACATTCCCTCCTTCATTTTGGCTGCACAGACGAAGAAATCATGGAAATCTGCTACTTTGTAATGGGCGATGACAACATCCTCCTCACACATTGGCCTCTTCACAGGCTCCAGAAATTCCTTGACTTCATGGAAACTCACACACTCACTCGCTTCGGTATGGTCCTTAACAAACAAAAGACCATCATCACCCGAATCCGCACCCGCATCGAAATGCTAGGTTATCAGTGCAACGCTGGCCGACCCCAACGTAATCTCAACAAACTGATCGCTCAACTAGTATTCCCCGAACACGGCCCCAAACTCCGCTACATGGCTTCACGCGCTATTGGCATGGCATGGGCTGCTGCTGGCATGGATCCGACCTTCCACCGATTCTGCAAAGATGTCTACGATACATTCAAGCCCTTCGAAACGGACTCTGATGGACTCAACGTCCTCGGTCTCCGCCGTCTCCCAGGCTACATCGCGTATATACTTGCTTATGGCATAGTCGACGATCTCGACCTTTCCAAATTTCCAAGCATCTATGACGTTCAACAACGTTACGCCCAGTATCAAGGTGAACTCGACACCACACGCAAATGGTCCCCCGCCCATTTCGTCGATTCATTTGACTATCTCCCAGAACACTCCGAAACTCTCGAAATGTTTATGTCCCGCATGGACACAAACTTCTCCGACGTAACCCGTCTTTTCGACTAGTTCCAAAGGTTTTTCCCTCACTCCTTTGTATGCTTTTTTTCTTTAAATAAAATTAATTAATTAATAAAAAAA